GAGGCCGGCGTGCTTTATTTTAATAGCCCGGGCAACAGGCCTATCACTGTATCCAGTGCTCACTGATCCCAGGTCCAAGTACAGCGGACGCCTCGTCCCATTACAAGATGATCAATCTCTTCTGACTTAGACCAGGGATCAGTAGGGCTGTCCGGAATTAGTACACCCTCCTACTGATCCCAGGTCCCTGCCTACACGCGCGCACTTCAACAGGGACCAGGGATCAGTTCTGGTTGGGTTGAAGCCTACAACCAGAAGTTGTCCCATCAAACTAGAAACGAGTTAGAGATAAAACTTAACTAATTTGATATATCATATATAATCCTTGACAATCCATAAGTCAAGTGATAATTTAAAAATAATTAAATATAGGAGAAATAAATATGACTACAAAAAAGATAACACTTAACTCTGATAAGAGAAAAGTGATTGCAGATCAATTTCAGTCTTTTTATGAAGATAAAGTAAAAGATAAATTGATACAAGCAAAAGAAACTTACAATGCTATGCGAGAAAAAGCAAAAGAGCAGATTGAAAAAGTTGTAAGATATCATCAACCACAGGAAGATATTGACACAATTAGAAGAATGATACAAAAATATTCTTCTAGTGGTGGGGAGTTATACCATGATAATTGTTTCTATGTTCAAAGACCAATTACAAAAGTTGATGACGAGGGCAAAGAGTATATCTCGCAAGATGAAGTCCACGTTAGATTTGACATGGGTAGAAACTTTGCAAGAGCATATTACCGAGATGAAATGAAAGCTAAAGGTTTAAACCCAGACTTTCATTTATCCATTGATAATGATTACTCAAAAAGAAATCCAAAATATTATAATGATGAGAGTGCAGTAAATAGATTTTTGGGTTTTAGTACATCTTCAAATGATGATAAATCTGTAATTACCCCTGTTTCAAAGTGGGAAAATGATTTTAAACTTTGGGTAATCGGAACATCTTATTGTCATTCAAGACATTTTAAAGTTGATGAAAACACTATGAATTTCTTTAAGATGTATAGATCAAGTGCAGATGAAGTTATCAAACAACATCAAGAATTATATTCTTATGTTGAGGGCAAAATGAAAACTTTAAGACTAGGTCTAAAATCTTACAGACACTACGATCAAGCAAAAGCACTCGCAGATAAAGTCGGAGTTGTTTTGAATGAAACAATGTTGAATGAAAGTTCAAGTCTGGCTCTATCAATCTATAGCCCAGATAATCTGGCTAGTCTTTTGGAAGATAAAGAAGTCTTAACTAGAGATCAAAAGATCGCTATTGCAAGACAACAAATGGCACAACAAAGTGTAAATTAAACTATTGACAGATTAGGGAGTTTCCTATAAACTCCCTAATCAGAAAGAGAGAAATAAATATGACTAAAACATTTTACATAACTTATTGGGCTTCTAAACATAAGAAGCACATAACAAGACAAGGCAAACATGATGAGAAAAGCAGATATGGAGTTGCAAAAAATGGGACTGCATATTATGTCTATTACGATCTAGACGCACATGGATATCGTACTGCAAGTGGCAGTTGGAAAGTGAGGCATTAATGACAGAAGAACAAATGTTAGATGAAACTAAAAAAATGGATACTATCGTAAAATTTGGTTGCGAATTAAGATACGAAAACTTGCGATATATTATAAATGTTTTAACAGAAGAAAAAGAGGAGAGAGAGGAAAAAAGAAATGAGCGACTATAACTGGTGTCATGGTCCACGTTGTCATAAAAGAAATACAACTACAAGAGTTCGTGGTGTCAAAGGTTCTAAGGTTTTGAGATCAGTTAAGATCAATGTTAGTGGCGCGTATCCAAAAGGAGTATGGAAATATTTTTGCGATCAGACTTGTATGCATGATTTTATTGCTACACATATTGAACAGTTCGTGCAGTTACACCCAAGACCAGAGGCTCTTGAAACACCGATCGAGGACCCTGTAAAAGAAACAATCCAAAGTAATTGGGGTAATTATTCTTGGACAAAAACAGTAATAAAGGCTATTGACAATGCTTGATTTATCCCATATGATCCAGGATATGACAGACACGAAAGTAACAAACCCATACTCTGGACAATCAGAGGTATTAACACCAGAAGAGTTTAAACTTTACTGGCAGATTAAAATTGCTGAGCACAACGAGGACTACGAAACAGTTCGTAAAGGCTTGGACAAATTTAGTAGAATGAATGCTAAAGCATACATGACCCTACTAGATTAACTCTCTCACCCCTGGCCCTTCGGGCCAGGGGTCCCGGACCAAATCCAAAAATCGACACTTTATTTTTAATCGACCCCCCTTTTTGTAAAAAGGGGTCCCACTACTATAGGTTGTATAGCTTGATTTAGACAGTTATAGCTGGTAAAAACATGTTGAACACTTTAAACATAGTGCAAAAAATTTTTTAAAAAATTTTAAATGAATTTAAATAATATAGACATAAGTAAACTACCTGCAGATGTACGTCGAAAATTTAAACAGCTGCAAGTAATGCACGCTGAAAAAAAGATACAGAATAAAGCTAAAGATGATTTTCTTTCTTTTGTCAAATGTATGTGGCCCGATTTTATTGAAGGCTCTCACCATAGACATATAGCAGATAAATTTAATAAACTTGCAACAGGAGAGATTACTAGACTAATCGTGAACATGCCACCAAGACACACGAAGTCAGAGTTTGCATCTTATCTTTTGCCAGCATGGATGGTGGGCCGTGATCCAAAGCTCAAGATTATACAGGCAACGCACACTGGAGAACTTGCAATTAGATTTGGTCGTAAGGCTAAAAATTTAATTGATAGTGAGGACTACGGCAAGATCTTTCAGACAAGACTACAAGAAGATAGTAAAGCAGCAGGACGTTGGGAAACTGCACAAGGTGGTGAATACTTCGCTGCCGGTGTAGGTGGTGCGATCACTGGACGTGGTGCAGATTTATTAATTATAGATGACCCACATTCAGAACAAGATGCTCTTAGTCCCACGGCTCTTGAATCAGCGTACGAGTGGTATACGTCAGGTCCTCGTCAGCGTTTACAACCTGGTGGTAAAATTATTTTAGTTATGACTAGATGGTCGAATAAAGATTTAACAGGTAAACTAATACAAAATCAAAAAGAAGCAAAAGCTGATCAGTGGCACGTGGTCGAATTTCCAGCAATCATGGACCACGGATCAAAGAACCAAAAACCAGTTTGGCCCGAATACTGGAAGTTAGAAGAATTAGAAAAGGTGCAAGCAACATTACCCACGGGTAAATGGAATGCACAGTGGATGCAAAATCCTACAGCAGAAGAAGGTGCAATATTAAAACGTGAGTGGTGGAGGACTTATACTGCTGATGACATACCACAACTACATCACGTTATACAATCTTACGATACAGCGTTTTTAAAAAAGGAGACAGCTGATTACAGCGCTATCACCACTTGGGGTATTTGGTATCCTAGTGAGGATGAAGGAGCCAATCTTATATTATTAGATGCAATCAAAGGCAGATACGAGTTCCCTGAACTTCGAAGATTGGCTCTTGAACAATATAAATATTGGATGCCTGAAACAGTTATTATTGAGGCAAAAGCATCTGGACTACCTTTAACTTATGAGCTTAGGCAGATGGATATACCGGTAGTAAATTTTAATCCATCAAAAGGAAACGATAAGCACGCACGTGTAAATGCTGTTGCACCTTTATTTGAATCTGGTATGATATGGGCGCCTGAGCAGAAATTTGCAGACGACGTTATTGAAGAGTGCGCTGCGTTTCCTTATGGTGATCATGATGACCTTGTGGACTCAACAACACAAGCTATTATGCGATTCAGACAGGGCGGTCTGATCGGACACCCTGAAGATTATATCGACGATAAAGTCGAGCAACGTAAAAGGAATTATTATTAATGAAGGCAGTTCTACAGTGGGTATTACGAACAATGATGAAGGATCAAACCGGAATCGTTAAGACAATGCCTAAAAAAGATTTAGTTGATTTTAATGTAGCCATGACTGCAGAAAGATTGATGCGTAATGGTTTTGATCCAAACGCATTTAAGAATGCTGACCAAGTAGAAAATGTTATCAATCAAATAGAAGCACCAAGAAACGTGCAACAAGGAATTAAATCTACAAAATCTGCAAAAGTATTTGATCTTGAAGGTAAAGAAATAAAAAATCCTAAAAATATTATGGGTGGTAAAGCAATTGATGACGATCCACCACCATCAGGTATAGGAAAAAATTTTGATGATATGCTTAAAGAAGTTCAAACACTTAAAAAATTAGAAAAAGGCAACAAAGAGGGTATCGCTAGAATAAGAGCAAGACAGAAAATGTTAGATGATGCGATCGACAATCAATCACCATCTCTTTCTGGAGACACGAGAACTGATGCAGTTTTGGTTGCAGAGGATCTAGCAGAACGTATGGGATTAGTTTATGATGACCTTCCAATAAGAGAACAAACAAAACTTTACGATCAAGCGTATCAAGGTTTATCAAAAATGAGATTTGAGGCGCGTCAAACACCAAAAGGTGCGCCACCAAAAATAACATCAAAAAAAGATGCTGATAGTCAGGAATCTAGTTACGACGATGGACCGGCGGATTTTGATCCAGATGCAGATAACGAAACATTTGCAACAGGCGGACGTGCAGGGTTTGCTAATGGTGGAATAGAGAGTATGATAGCTAAAGGTGCAACTGCAGATGATGTTAAACGTATGCAGGATGCAGAACTTATGAATAAACTTAATCAGTATTTTAATATTGAAGGTGAATTTAAAAAACCTGGTAAAAAACAACTTAAAGGTGCACCTGAAGGTGTTACAATAGATAGAGAAGCATATAATTTTCTTATTGATGCAAGAATTCCTGTAAGTGAAAAAATAGACTTTCTTACACGTTTTGGTCGTGAAAAAGTTAGAAACAGATTAGAACGTGATGACCAGGAACTCTTTCTAGGTGAGGGTGGTTCTAGACAAAGAGCAATAGGAGCAGGTATTAATTTAGACGCTAAAAAAGGTCTTAGTGGAAGTATTATGTATGAGCCAGATACAGGCAGAAAAAATTTCGGTATTTCATATAAGTTTAATCAAGGCGGACGTGCAGGATTTTTCCTCGGCGGTAAAAGTTCAAAGGGTCTTGGACTATTAAGAAAAATATTAAACTACATGAGTAAAAAAGGA